AGACCCTCCTTATACCTCTCCATGGTGTATTGACTATGGAGAACAGTGTCTGTGTCCTTGAGGAACGTAGAGAACCCCTTAGACATACCACAGTTATGGCATTTGAATATAAAACTACCCTTGTTCTGGAACAGGTATCCTCTAGTTTTATTCTTACTCTTCTTGGAGTCACCACAGTAAGGACACCTGAATGTATACAGATGATCCTTGGTACGTTTGAACTTCTCCAAACGTGCAGACACCAACCCAATGTATTTGGAATCGATGTATAACATTTAATAATATAAACTTACTTTACTATAACAGGTGGTGTCTGTCCAGTCAACACTGGTCTTACAATCCTCTGTCCTACTGGACTTACTATGAATGATATGATAGCAAGACCACCAAATATAGACCACATCTTCTTCTCCATAAGTCTTAGACGGTCATCTACAAGTCTAATATCTCTCTCACATCCTTTCTTGATTGTTTCTGCATGTCGATCTAATTTTATATCTACTTGCTCTATCTTCTCAAATAATACTGCATCAATACGGTCTTGTTTAGTCAGTTTCTCATCATGAACAGCAAGAAGTTGTCCCATCTTGTTGGAATTGTCTTGCAGAGACTCTACAATTCTCTCTAATCTCTCAAGTATAGCGGTGTTAGCGGTATTATTTGGGTCCACTGTTCATCCATCGTCTACGAGAACCATGACCACCGAATGCATACTTCTTCTTCTTCTTTTTCATTCCCTTATCATAACCAGCAACAGGACCTTCATCATCTGCTTTCGATGAGAAACCTGCCTTACCTGTGTTACCAGGATCGGTAGACATCATTTCTTCTCGCAGTGACTTCCAATCTTTCATTAGATAGAATTGAGTATTACATTTGCCTCTTTATGTATTTCAATAGCATCTAATCCAGTCTTAGGGAAATCTGGAATTCTATTCAAGAATACTAAAAAAGTTTTGAGTATAGACCAGTATTCTTTTTCTATTTTGAAAAACAATAGAGGTACAGTGCCCTCACCAAACACATTAAAACATATAATTAAGTGATTCAAGATGAGATGATGTTTCAATTCACCCTGAACCACATATTTCTTCAATAATCTTTTAATATATTTGAATCTTTTCAGATCCTCCTCAAAGTCTTCCATGGTGGATGCATGAGGATTTTCATAGTGTTTAATAGCGAAGAGGAGATGATTCTCCTCGTTCAATTCATCAAATTTCATTACATAGAGTTAGTTATTATGATGCTACTGTTCTAGAGAATGCTACTCCTGATAGAACTAATGACGATACAGTTGTTCCGTCTGCAGTATCTTTGATTGTACCACTGTTTAGGTCAATATTTGATCCACCAACAGTTAGAACGTCAGTGTTACCTAAACCAGCACTTGTTTTTTCAAAACGCTTTCTGTTTGCAGTAGAACCAGTTGCGGTATATGTAAGAACATGGTTACCGTAACCACCACCTGATTGATCACCATTAGCAACAGTGATTCTAGGTGAACCAGTAACAGTAACTGCCTCATCCCATGTAACTTCAAGTAGTATTCTCTGTGTACCATCACCTGCGGTGAAGTCTGTAGTAGCAGTACTACCAACCACGAATCTAGCATCAGTAATAGTCGCTGATGATACAGTTGTGGATAGACCACCAATAGCAACCAATATTTCAGGGTCTGCACTAGCATTATCATTACCTACAGCAGCAGTACCTGCTCTCATTACCCAACCAGATGCAGTAGCATAAGCGTTGTTCCTATTATATTTTGCGTCCTCGTTGTCTAGCAAAAACTTCGGCTTGTTGCTTGCAGAAGATGCTGACTTACCCCAAAGTGGTGCCATGTGATTTTTCCTTATTCGATAGTTTTATTTATTCAAGCAGTGCTTTCTCTAGTGCTTCGACTAGCTGGTCATCTACTTTGTTGCCTGATTTGGCAGCAGCCTTCTTGAGAAGTCCGATAACAAATGCCTTTAGTTTGTCCTCTAGATCCTCAGGGATCTTGTCTACTGCTTTGTCTATGATGTTGATAGCAATAGGTAGTAGAAATTTAGTCATGATAATAATTACGTAACGTATTATATATATCTAGCAATTCCAACGACGACGTGCTGCCTTTCCACGAGGACCTGTCCAAGATTTAGAACGAGCACAAAATGATTTCCTTCTACCTGCTGCTTTAGAACCTGCCTTTAGTTTTGATGGCGGTGTGGTCACAGCAGTCTTTAGGTTACCACCTGTACGTCTATTGTACTTAGCTACACCCTTCGCAGTCATACCTGCACCACTTTCAGTACTTCTCTTGTCGCCAGATTTCTGTGACATACCCTTCATGTCTTCCTTGACAAGCATTCCATCTTTACCTTCTTTATATCCTTTAGGTATAGGTTTACACTTCTCTTCATCAGTGCAATAATACATACCCTCCCCACATGACTCCTCTTTTATATTCTTTTTCTTCTTATCCACTGCTAATTGCTCTTTTCTTTTTTTCTTAGCAATCTCAATAGCACTTTTTTGTGCAGGGTTTCCAGAGAAAGCCTCTAGTTCAACCTCTTCTTTCTTGGTTTTTTTGACACAGTTTGGATATCTTTTTCCAAACATAGTTTTCATACCCTTTTTCTCGTAACCTTTCCAACAGGCTTCTTGGAATTGAGCGAATGTAATACCTTGTTTCATTTTTTCTTGTCGGTAGATACGTATGTTGGTTTAGCAGCACCAGACTTTGATTGCTGTCCAGGATCTGCTTTCTTCTTGCGTCTTGATGCAGACGCTCTTTCTGCCTTGGACATTGATGCCCTCTTAGATGAAGATACACACTTAGGTGTTCCCTCACCTGGTTTGTCACTCGCACATGTGCCACCAGTGACAACGTTTACCCATCCAGGTTTGCCATCTTTAGACTTAGATCCCTTGAACCATTTATGCAATGAACCTTCTTTATGTAGTTCTCTATACTGTGCTTTACTATCACCAGATCTTTTATTTGATTTGGTCATCTTAGTGGTTTTCTTGTACCCACCATCCCTCACATCATACTTTTTCCTATAGAAGTCTTCCTTCATACTCTTGAGAAGAGCATCAACACGAACTTGACTATCTCTCTTGTGATAATTTATTGGTGTTTTATCCTTCTTCCCTTTCATCTTCACACCTCTACCTTTTTTAGTATTATATCTTCTTGCCTCCATATCATCACCTCTGTGCATACCACCCTTTTGACCTCTTCTATTACCAAACGCTCTTTGATTCCTATCATTTATTTTAGCATCCGTAGATTTATTTGTAGTACCTGGATTTCTAACCTTATCTACCTTTGCTTCCTTCATTGACATCTTAGTAGCAGTGGCATACATTACAGACTCACCATCCTTACCATATCTCTTGGTAAATCCACCTTTGTCTTTCTTCATACCCTTTACATACTTCTCCTTCTTATCTTTTTCTGAAGAAGTCATCTTCCTCTCAATAATCTCACCCTCTGGTTGGTAAGATGCACCAACATATACCTTACGTATATCTCGTAGTTTCTTATCACTGGTTACACCAGTGTCTTTTGATTTTTTAGAACCTTTTGCAGTGTCAATCATCACACCCATTGCTCCTTCAGCAACTTTCGTTTTTGCAAAAGAATTTACTCTAGAAATAAGCGGGGAAGTATTACTTAATTTTTTTTTTTCTTCTCTGAAAGCAGTGCCTCTCATCTTATTCAAGGACTTCCTTTTTGGTGTGCCATCTGCATTGTATGGGCTATTAGCTCCACCTGGTCTCATGATATCAAATGATTTATCACCTGCTGCTGGAGTTCTCTCTTCGTTCTTAGGTACACAGTTTGGTACAACCTTACCACCCTTCATCTTTGTTCCGACCTGCTTGTGCGTCTTCCAACACTCAGCAGCTATTGCACCAAAACTTTTCATCTCAAAGTCCCAGTTGAAATCTTCTTTCTTACTGCTGTTACCCCAGTTCTTAGCACCTTTCTTACGACACTTCACGAGTGCACCTGATGCATATGCACTAGGCCACACACTGTAACGTGACTTTACCTTATGGTAACATGCATCTTTAGTGCCACTACCACTTCCTTTCTTATCTGATTCTATTACAACTTCCTCTTTCTTCACACCCTTAGTCTTTACACCACGTTTCTTATTATGCATGTCGTGTCTCATACTATTCATGAACTTACCCATAGAGGTCTTCATCTCTTTAGTATCAGGATCATAAGGTTTTGTCTGTTTACCAAATTGTCTTTCGTTTCTTCTTTTTCTCTTGTTCTTAGGATCTACTGTGTCAACCTTTGCCTCACCCATGTTCAATTTTTTTATCTTCTTGTCAATTTTCTTGACAGGTGTACCATCCTTTAGTTTTTTCATTACTTTATCACTAGCATCACCTAAAGTATTGCCTGGTGTTCCAAACTTTTTACCCATCTCATCAATCATCTCACCTTCTGGTTCGTATGACATATACTGATTGCTTGTGCCCTGTTTGATTGAATCTTGATATTGCTTTTTAGTTGGGTAATTTGGCATTACAGGACGATTTATAACGTCCTTGACTTTAGTTTTAATTTTATTAAGACCACCTTTTATTGCAGCACCCACATCTTTTAAGTTTTCATCATACTGGACACTATCTTCTAGTTCCTTAGGCACAAATTCAGATACTTTTGCCTTATATTCCTTTCTCATGAGGAGTCTACGTCCTCTGGCACCAGCATCCTGTGCCTTCTTAGGCTTTTTTACGTCTGACTTCGCTTCCTCCGTTTTAACATCTGGGTTGATTTCAATTTTATTTTTTACACTACCTGAGTCATCTATATCCAACTTCTTTCCTTTCAATGCTTCCCAATGCATCTCTTCTTTCCAGTTAGAAAAACCACCTGCTTTGACTGGTGCAGGTTCGTAATGTGCTTTATCTAAACCAACACCTGCTTTGTATAGTGGTTTGCCTGTTAGTTTATTCAACATTCCTTTCTTAAAGTTCTGATATGCAGGTGTGTTTCCTGTCTTATCAGCAACGTTCACTGTATATGGTGCACCCTCTTCTACTGATGCAGGTGTCCCCTCTCCCTCATGCTCTATAACTTTACCATCAGCATCTTTTTGATGGTGTTCTTTTACAGACTTACCCATCGCCTTCTTGATGGCTTTGTCTTTAGATCCCATGTATTCATCGGTGCCAGATTCTATCTTACCATCACCATCATAGTCCTTCTTTGCCTTTTTCTCAGCTAAGTAAGGAGATCTTAGATCTTCAAATGTCTTTGCCCAAGGATTACTCATGTTTCTATTTGACTTTTCCAATTATTATTTATCAAAAATCTACTGGCAACATAAAATGTGACTCTTTTGCTTCTGATACCCAACACCTAAACATAGTTTGTTCCTCATCCAAACAAATCAAATGATTCGCACCTCTTCTTATAACCTTTCCTTCCTTACCCTTCGACTCTATCATTGAACCTACCTTGAATATGTCCCCTGCAATGTATTGTTCTCTTATAGTTCTTTCTTCAGCAGGTATTACATTGAGCATCACAAAATTATACAAGTCACCATTTTGTTCATACGCTAATTTTGATATTGCCTCTGCTCTAGACTTTCTCACTACAATATTAATAGCGTCAAATCCATTTTCATATAGTGATTGTAGAACATCATATATTGTCTCTGCTGCTTGATCATCTACGATAGACTCACTGATGTTAGGGAATCTTTCTTTTATTTCATCAATATTTGAATCTCTACTTGGGAAAATATAAAAGAAAGAACCCTTTGATAACTCTTCTACAGCACTTATTAAATTATTTGATATCTCTTCATCATCAAATTTATCAAATGCAATAGTCAATGGTCCGTTATCCTTTGCTTGACCAACTAATGACCTCTCACCACCCTGTTCAGGTGCTGATGCCACTCTTCTATCTTCAGGTTTTGGTGGTTCTAATCTAAGATTTTTTACAATGTCTCTAGCGAAAGATTGTCTTCCTACATCAGCAGTCCCAGTTCTTGATTGTGATTCATTATCATCTTCTTTACTAGATCCCCCAAACATTTTGAGTTCACCTGCAACGGTTTTGGCAATTAATTTACCTGTTCTATCATACCAGTCTCCGTGACCGTCTCCTACCAATCCCAATCGCTTTGCTTCTTGCGATGCTTTGGTAGTCCTTGCTTCTGTTATGAATGTTAGGAACTGCTTCACTTATTTTTTGATAAATTTGTTTTTCATTTTCATATATAAAAACCAGACCTGCGGTTCTCATATGAATATATTTATCATCAGTTTCAATGAACGATGCAAAGAACCTTCTAAAGTCCTCCATTTCACGCTTTTGTAATTGTTTTCTTTTGGGTGAGATAGTATACATTTCTATCACAACATCTATAAAATCATTCATGGTTTATATCTTTTGCGAAGTTGTTGTAAAGGGTAAGGGGCATTACTACACAGTATAGCATCCTCCTGCAAATCCATAATAAATTGATCATCCATTAGATTTACAGTAGAATTATTCATTCCGCCATATACTTTCATCGCAGCATTGAAACCATAACTGTTTACTCCACTCGGTTTATATCTGAATCTTAACTTTGTGCCACCCTTAATACTGTTTCTGAAAGATGGAATACCAAACTTCATTTTTAAACCAAGTGGATCGGACTTGAAGTAAAATAATCCACGATCAGCAATATTGATATACGGACATCCTTTACCACTATAATAATTTTCTATGATTGATATAAATCCATCGTTCTTATATTCATCTTCTTTATAATTATTTTTATCAAGATTTTTATCTTGCTCTGAGACTTGTGTAGATGACAAACCTTTCTTTAAGTATCCAAATAATTTAGGTTCTGGTTTATCTTTCCACATTTGATTTATTTTAGACTCTCCATTTGCTTTCTTTAGCATATTTCTTTTCTCAATAGAGTATGAGTCTTGATTTCCCATAAAAAACCACCCCGATGATTTATTCCATTCCAATTGACTTTGACCATAATCATCAGCAGGTGATTCTTTTAGTTCAATACCTACATCTTTACCACGAAAGGGAGTAAACACAAAGTCAAGTGTTTGACGTGCCAAACTAGGCATATTAGCATAGTTCTGTGGAGGTGCGTATGTATAATCTCTCATAAACAATCTTAAATCTACACCAGTTACAGAACTTGAAGGTGAAAATCCCATAGGAACTAACCCTGCATCTCTACAACCATGAAATATCATCCTCTCTAAGTTCAAACCTCGGTTTTTCATAGATACAACACTCTGACCTATTGTATCTTCATCACCATATTCAGTTAGGTCTACATCTTGGTAACTGTACATTTATTTTCATAACCCCGTCCTCGTATTTATTTACCTATTGACCTAAACTTTCTGGTTCCATTCCAATATTCTATTATAGGATGCTCTTCAATATTTAAAATATGGTTCTTAGGTTCTTGATGCAATAAAGCTACAGCGTGATTATCACGCATGATCAAACTATTATCCTGATTGGTACTACATCCCTCTCGATATGAATAGAATATTTGAGGTAGAGCAGTTCTTTTTATTTTTTCACTATGATAAAAATCATCTGTACCCATGTATCTTTCGACATATCCTCTTGGATTTTTCATCCAATAATCATAGATTTCTTTATTATTTTTCCAGACAATACAACTAGAATTATACATTGATTTATGTGGGTACTGCATTTTGTAAGGCAGTCCTCTCCACTTAGAATATACTAAAGAAAAGTTATCATCATGTTTTATTATTGGTGTGATGTCCCCATGGATGATGGTATCTAAATCAAAAAATATTTTTTTATGAAATTGTTCTAATACTTTATTATTGAATAATAATATTTTACACCATGCTGGCCACCAATTATTCCAATTCAAATATTCAGATACATCTAATTTTATAACGTTGATATTTTTATCAATACCATCACTATCATCGGTAAAGCAAAAAAATGGTGCGTCGGATTGTAAACGCACCATATTATATAATTTGTTTACATAATCAGGACTATAATTACTAAATTTTGAATAAAAAGTTGGACAACCTCTACCAGATATCCACCTTGGTTTTGAATTTATTCTGAGACAAGTAAAACAATAATTATCTGTCACCTGTTTTTCTATTTTCTGAGTAGAATTCTGCAAAGTGTCCATCAGGATATCTTTTCTCAAGTTTTTTGATGTTTGTATCTAGCACCTCATCCATGTCCACCTCTAATGCCATGCATGCTTGTGCAACGTACCACATAACATCACCTAATTCTATCTTTAGATGCTCCAGATTATCTTCACTTGCAGGTTTACCTTGAAAAATCATCTTCTTGACTATCTCCATAAACTCACCACCCTCTGCACTTATACCCACAGCAGCAGTAAGTAGTCTTTGTATTGCCACATCACCACCTAACTCCTGTAATCTGTATATAAAGGCATCAGATTCCTTTGATGGTACACTTGTAACTGAATTTACAAACCGTGTGTAATTATTAAAATTTGAAGTCATCGAATTTTGCTTTTGATTCATCTGATTTATTATACTCTACTGTTTCAGCATCGTCAAGAATATCTACTTGAGCACTTTGCTCACAGTCATATAATCTCATCTTAGCACGATCAATACCCACAACAAATCTCTTGTTCATAGTAGGATCATTGTACCTATTCTTGAGTTGTTTGACCATTATTTGATTAAGTTCTTCCATATCTTCGGTGCTGACCAGAGCGAACATAAGATCAGCAGTAGCTGGAAGACCAAAGC